TCGATTCTGAACCCTCACCGAATTCACGGTGTTCATCATTACATTCTTTTCCTTCTTCAATTGTACATGCTTCACAAACGGGCGTTCGAGTTTCATTATCAATGAAGCTCACCTCGATAGGACGGATGTTCGTAGCAAAAGGTTCTCCTAAAACGTCAACGTCTTTTGAAAACCAGTCAATACTGACATGTGTCATATCGCCGCTTTCTAACTTTCCTAACACTTCATTTGTTTTAGCTGCGTCTTTATCGACTTTAGCTAACATTTTAATACCAGTTTTACCGTCAGCTAACTCAATAATCTCTGGATTGATAGCCTTGCCTATTAAGTCTTCATCGGTTCGCTGGTGATTAAAGTAAACTGGAAGCTCATTAAAAGCTTCTAAATTATCCTTTAATATTGAAGGTTCTATAAAAACTTTCTGGTCGCCTTCTTCATCATGTACTCCTGAAGTAATGGCTATGACCGGATAGTCTATAGTCTCTTTACCAATAGTTAAAGGTTTTTCTAATGCTAAAGCAAAAGTACGTTTTGAGTCTTCGATTGGTGTATCTGATACCGCGAATTCTCTAACAGTACCTTCACCTACTCTCATACGGCAAAGGTTTGCCGCCATGTCACTATAGTTATCTACACCACGCTTCTTAAGCTTTGGTGCTAACTCTATAAGACATTCTTCGTATACGTATTTGTCGCTCATGCTTCTCTGTCTCCCGTCAGGTTTCTGTTTTCGACACGGACTGATTCTTCAGTCTTGTCTTGGTCTTTACCACCAGAAAGATTAGCATTTTCAGCTGTAGGTTGTTTTTCAACAACTCCTTCTGGGTCTAGACCACGTTCTAATCTAACTTCACCGGGTGAAAGAACTCCCTCAGATAGATATATCATGTCCGTCTTAGCTTTTGTGAACGAATCTGCCACATTGATTTGACGGAATGAAAATTTAGCTTTGCCACTTTCAAGTTGTGGCATAAGTTGTGAATTCAAAGCTGCTTCTACTGCACTTTGTAAATGTTTCACGTAAGGTTCGAAAATTGCACGTGCTTGTTCCGGTTTATCAAACATTGTAACAGGAACTTTCAATGCTATGTGTATTTTCTTTAAAATGTCATCTGTATACTTACCGTATTCAAATGCTCTTTGTGTGCCTTGCATTTCTTTGATAGTTATATCATTACCATGAATAATATCTTCGCCGGGTTCTAATGAGTTGAATGCATCAACAATTTCATTAATTTTGTCTGGGCCATAAGGCATGTCGGGTAAACCAGCAGATATATCAAACCTACTGGAGGCGTACTTGTTAAGAGCAGCACCAATATCCCTCTCGGCAAAATCCTTAAGGTCAACCAAGTATAATACTGGGTGAATGTCGCTAAGGCCGTAAGCATAATCATCAAATGGATTGTTTTTATACTCAATAATTTCTTGTTCTTCAAATCTAACATTCTCTTTGTCGTCTCCTACGTCTTGATAATAATACATTATCTGACCAGATGCGTCTCTTTGTACATACATATTCTGAGACGACCTCAAAACTAAATTATCTCCAGTGTATTCTAGATAACCTGTTCCGAAGATTCTACCATTACGTAACCAAGAGTATATTATATGGTCAATGTTTATCTCATCAAAAAAATTGGTGATAGCCTCGCGCTCTGCGTCATCGTCAGTTACAATATCGTAACCATCCTTCGCTGCGTATATACAAGGTAAATCTATCAAAGTTCTTATTATAGGGTCAGAAAGATACACATTCATGTACGTTCTGTAATCTCCTATCTGTGGTTCTTTGCTTGCTCCACCACCGTAGCCTCCCATCCTAGAGTTATTTTGAAGCTTGATACGTTTTATAACGCCTGCTCCAAAACTTCTTGGATTGTCCTTACTAAAAGGTGGATTTTCACCAACACTTGCGAATTCTCTTCTTCTGCCAAAAGGCAGATAATCACGTAGAGGCATGGCTATCAATACCTATAACGCGGGCACAGTATATAAAGCTTTCGCTCAAATACCTCCCGGAGTGTGTTTATTCAAGCGATTTTGTCCTCTTCTAGATGTAAATACACCTTGTCCTGTCCATCCAGCACCACTTTTATTAACTGTACGCTTCGTTGGCATTGATACTGCAGCAAAATTACCTGAAATAGGTAACATTGACAATGCACCATGTAACGCCATAGCTGTACTATCACAATAATCGTCATGTTTACCAGTAGGAGCAGATATTTTTTCAGTTTTGTTAGCTGCATCCATTGTATATTCTAAATCTACATGCTCTCTATACCACTTATTCACTAATTTTGCCTCATTTGGAGGTAAATCCTTTGGGTCTGGAATAACTACTTGTTGTTTTTGTAAATATGATACCATGTCTCTGTACACCTGAGTTTTAGTACCTTTCGCTCCACCTGTAAAAATGAATGGTATAAATTGTATACCACTCTCTATACTCGCTATCCTTATATCTTGTTCAATCGCGCCACCCATACCTGTCGCATCAATAATAAGCCTATCAGCGCCAAAACCACGAGCAATATCCATGATACGCTCACGTTGGTATGGAATATCATGTCCACCTGTTCTAGGACTGATTTCTTCCAAATAAATAAGTCGTGCCACATTCTGTGTATTTGTTTTCTCACAAGTAAATACACTAATGACAGTTGAATTAACGGACTTACCAATATCCACACCCACAGTACAGTTATGAACTTTTTCTCCGAGCTGGTGAAATCCAAGTCCTCTTGTGAATGTGCTTCGTAATAATTCGGGATTGAAGATGTTGGACGACGACTCGACGAACTCGCACTCATATTCTGTCCTCCAATATATTGAATCTTCCCCCCATTCCATCATCTTTGTGAGCATATCTTCCTCAGTATAAGGTGGGTCGTATGCTCTTCCTCGCTTCACAGCATCTCTCCATGTATAATGTAATCGTGTAAAACTATCTGCATAAGATTCATCGTATAAATAACGATACATATGATTTTCTTTTGATTTTGGAGTACCTAAGTTGATAAATGGTGCACTATTAGATATTATTGATGGTTCTACGTTATCAATAAATAACTTATCATCTATCAATGGACTCTCATCCACTATCAGAAAGGTTGGGTGTTGTCCACGTATAGCTTGCCCCTGATTAGATGCAGCTATAGGAGCTCTACGAAGCACCGTCCCTCCCTTCATTGTGATATTAGGCTTATTATGAAACCTGTAATGGTCTACTAAGCCATCTAAAAAAGCATTATCTGCAAAATGCCTATAACAATAATTAAATATCAAACTTGCTTGGTCTTCACTTGGAGCCAAGACAAAAACTAAATCTCTGAATCTTTTAAAGAACATATAGACTACTATAGCTACCGAAAGGGCAAAACTTTTCCCAGAGCCACGTGGAGCCAATATTGCTACTTTACGGTGTTTTTCAGAGTCACCGTTAGGATATGTTAAAGATTCAACAATAATATCCTCTTGCATAGGTCTAAGTTTAAGTGGACGTCGTTTATTATCTATCAAATAACATTCACAAAATGCACGTATTAGAAGAGTCATCTTCTTTTTGTCTGCACGACACTTGTCAAAAACTTTTTCAAGAGCTAAAGAATCGTGAGCTGCTATGCCGCTAATCGCTGCGTTCAGCTGGTTCTGCTCGTTCTTTATCGCTGTCTTCGTCATCCATTAAACCTTCTAAAATTTTTGAAAACCCTTCGGTATTCTTTTCCACTACAGTTGGCACTTCAATATTTAACGCTCTGAATTCTGTATGTATATCTTTAACGATTGTATTTCGTTGTCGCAATAACTCTGTTCGAGCGTCAACATCCCGAATAGATACAAGAATTTCTTCCCACAGAACGTCTTCAAGAGCAAGATTGCGAGCCAGAAGACGGACAAGCTCTTTATGACGTTCATATTCAGCTTCTCCGACTCTCTGACGTAACCGCTCTTCGTATCCTTTGACGTCCATTACTTTTGTTCGTCAAGGGCAGCCTTAACTTTGGATTTAACTAGACCAGCTAGTTCGTCATCCTTCTCATCCCAAGCTGTTAACAATACGTTTTTGACTAATGAGTCTTTAACATGTAGTTGTGCTTGTTCATCTAGTTTTTCATAGGCTTTCATTTGAGCTTTTGTTAGATTCTTATCTAGGAGTTCCATTAACTCTGCTTCATTATTTTTTAAGTATTTGAATACCATAGCTTTTACTGCTGGTACAGTGTAAGCTATATATCCTGCCATACCTAAAACTAATGCTGCAAGAGCCATAAGTAATGGTTCGTCCATCATAGCATCTAATAAGCCTGATTCTTCTACAGTATCAATGATAGCAGTAAGGTTACCCTCTGGTTCTGCGGTCTCATTGGCGGCTGTCTGATTTGATGTTTCGTTTGCCATAGGTTTTCACCTGCATCTATATAGTATCACTGCACTATATAAAGCTTTCGTTGTGTGGCCCCATAAGACGCGTAATGCGTAAGTATCCTGTGGGTTCGTGGTCTGTTAGGAGCCACAATACTATTAGGGCGTGTGAGTATATAAAGATTATCCCTTGTATATTGGTCTACAAGTATAACAACGCCTAGTTCCGTCGTATAGATAACCTACTGTTCTTTTATTACATATTGGACAAGTCATATATCCCATCATCCTATTTCTTCTTAGCCGTTACTTTTGTTGGTAATGACATTTTATGGTCATGCGCTTGCTCTGTAGCTTCAATCATTTGAGCTTGCTTCTGAGCAGCATCGTTATAATCAATA